AATTTCTACGTCCCATTTAACACCTTTGAATTTGATTGTTTTTAATTTCTCATTAATGATTTCAGCATTCATAAAACGATAATCATTTTGGAAATCACCTTTTTCATTTGCAAAGTGTATGCCTACAGGCATCTCAGTGCCGTTTCTTGTGCCTTTAATAACTGAAATGTTTGCTTTGTCTTTGTATTCTGGACATTTTAAATGAATATCTAATTTGTTTAATTGTGGCATTCCAAATGTGCCCACTAATCCTGCTTGTGGTTGTTTGAATGTGCCTTGTAGAATTACTGAACGATCCTCTGCCATAGAATCAATCGCAGTTTCATCTGCTGTGCCTGTGATTTTAACTAGATCTAGGAAGCCTAAACCATATGTGTGTTTAACTATGTCTCTTAGTATGTCTATCATGTTTTTGCCTGTTCTTAAAAGTTTAAAATTAAATTGTATAAGATATTTAGAAAAAAATCAAGTCTTAAATTATTTCTCAGTAGGTATTTCTACCACTTTGTATAAAACAGGATTATCATTACCAGGCTTTTGAAATATGGCATAATTAGCACCAGGGGTAAATTGATCCATCTCAATCACATTGTAGCCAGTTTCTTTGATGATTTCCTCCATAGCAGATTTGGTATTGTAATTCCAATAACCTCTTTTTGATTCATGTAGATCACGATCATATTCGCAATTGGCATAGTGTATGAATACATAACCACCCGGTAATACAACTCTGTATATGTCTTGTAGATATTCTCGTATGTGTTCTTGTGTAAAAAATGTAAATGTGTCCCAACTGAAAACAAAATTTACAGCATTATCTGGTATTTCAGGACATGCAGTTCTATCTGTGGTATAAAATTTGATATATTTGTGTTGTTGAGGATTGAACAATTTTTTAATTTTGCTATGACAATGAGGTAGTATATCCACATAAAAATTTAATCTCCATGCTAAAAATAATTTACTAAATTTTCCGTATCCTGGTCCTATCTCTAAACTGTTATACAAAGCAGAACTAGCACCCATTTTAGAAAATTGTCCAATTTTACTTTCTATTTTATCAAATAATAGTTTATCATGCAATCCTTCTTTCCTTTCGTGTCGCCATTCAATATCTTTACTATACCAATCTTTAGTTTTATCTAATCGATCTATTTGATCTTGATTATTGATATCTACTGCTACAGCTAAATCTTTGAGTATTTTAAGATTATCATCTATTAATTTTTGAAAATCGTTAGCTTTGACTTTTTCTAATTTCTCTATTAATAATTTAATTTCCTCAATGCTCAACATATTATGCTAATTTGAATAATTTATTGAATGTATTAGAACTCTCTGTGGATCTTACGTCCCATTCTAGCACACCTATTAAGTTTTCAATCTTGCCATCCAGCACACTCTCTTCCATGCCATCAGAATCAAACGGTAACTCTTTGAACCATTCTGGCAATCGCTGCTCATCCACAGGATATGCAATAGAAGTATAGCCTATAGGATTATTTTTTAATTTACACACAATCACTTTAGCACCATCTAAAATAGGCATACTATACTTGTCGTTGTACATCTCTCTGCATCTATTCCAATTGATACTGGCTCGTACATGTCCTGGCATGTTGGCCTTGCCTTTTTTCTTCTCTTCTTCATGATATTGTGTAACGTTGTTGGCACGTTTGGGAGAACCTTTTTCCCAACCTGGCCTAGATTTAAACTCTGCTCGAAATTGTTTAATTTTATCTAACACTTCAGTTTCGGTTTTACCCACTAAGACTAGATACAATACCTCACTTAAAAAGTCCTGTACAAATACTGGAGTATCCGAACGTTTTAGATCCAATCCCATGGCTTTTACTTTGCCTTCTTTGCCTGCTGTGTCCACACGCTCATTCTCTTTGTCAAAATACAGCAGTGCGTATCTTTTTTTAGTTATAAACAATCCTTTGGATGCTACTAATTCTCGACCTGCTCGTATCACATCACCTCGTGTTTTTGGACAATGAAATGCTCGAGTCATAAAAGCAGTGAATGTACCATTAACTTCTTCGGCTATCTTGTCATAGAGAGCGATAATGTTTTCTTTGGCCCATGGTATCTGACCTGAATCTATTTCTTTTTTCAATGTAGCATAAGCAGAAAAATACACAGAGTCTGTGTCTCCATATATCACACTCTCGCCCACATGGTCATATTTGCCTGCAATAATTTCATTGGTCTTAGCAGCCATGTGTTGTGTGATACATCTGCCGGTTAGTGTTACTGATTGTCCAATACGCATGTCAAAGAAACGACAGCCTGGATTTAAAATTGCACCATACAGAGAGTTTAGATTAATCTTTTTAACCAATTGTCTCTTATCCCAAAATTCTCGTTCAATGGCATTGTCTCCACACTCGCTCATTCTTTTCTGCATGTCTTTTCTCTCTGCATACCATCTTTTTAATAATCCTGGAATCACACCCTCAAATTCATATGTGAAGATGGTACCATTAGCACTGATCATCCACTGTCTATTGCCATCGAACACAAGATCATACAGTTGTGCTGCGCTCATTCTCACACTGCTGCCATCTTCCCAATCAATGATTAATTCTGTGCCTTTATCCTGCTTCATCACTGCTTGATATTCCCAGCAACCAAATTGTCCTTCCCATGCTGTGGCAAACGAGTTGCCTTGATGCTTGGCTCTGTTTATTTCTGCTGATGTAATTACTGGACGTATCTGTCCTATAATAGTTTCTGGTCCCATGTTTAGAGCTCGAATCACAGCTGGATACAGTGAATTTATGTCTACAGATCCTATCCAGTCATGTATGCCTTTTTTAGGATATGCCACATATGCTCCTGCTGCTGATTCCACTGGTGCATTCTCATCTCTTCTCACTCTGCCTGGCACGATCATACCTCGACGATGTGCTTCATTGATAATGGCTTGTTCTGTGACTGCTACTGCTCCCATTGTAGTTCGTAGTAACACAGTGTTTTGATGTGAAATCTCATTGGCTAACTCAATAAATTTTAATTTCTTTTCTAATTTTGCCAACAGATTACAGTCTTGTCTGTTGTATTCTATAAACATTCCAAAATCATTGTTGTACAATTGATCCAATGATCCTTCATACACCGTTTTCTTTTCATCCAATTCCCATTCACCAATGGCATCTAAACGATAACTGTGACGTTCTTCATAGGTATATTTTCTATATAATTCTAATAAATCTAGATGTACTCTGCCAATTAAATCATAACTGATCTGTTCTCTGCCATATTTTTCAAATGTTCTTTTCTTGGGTTTTTCTCCCCAAAAACATAATCTACGAGTATCATCTGAACTCAATACTTTCTGTATTCTTCCTACCACGTAAGGTATATCGTATCCTTCTGAGTTCCAACCGCTGATAACATCACCCTCATCTATCAGAGTCAAGAAAGCATCCAACATGTCTTTTTCTTTTTCAAACAACATCACATTGCTGAATCTTTCTACTTGCAGTTTGGCATCTGCCATGCTCAATCCTTTGGGCGGTATGGCAAAAGTTACCAGCTGATCTGTCCAGTTAAGATAACAGGTTATGGCTGTGATAGGCATGAAAGGATCATCTGTGGTAGAATATCCACGTTGTGGATCAAAGTCCACCTCAATATCAAAGAACACCACATTAAGTTTGGGAGCATCTTTGCCCAAGTAGTTCTCTTCAAGACAACGAAACACAGGATTAATATCCTGCTCATATAATTTTTTATTGCTTCTTATTTTTTGTTCTTTTATAAACTCTTTGAAGGTGCTACAAGAAACTTTCTGTAGAGTTTCTCCATGGATACTTCTATGTTTGCCTCGAGCGTCTGGATAATAGAATAGATATCTTGCATCATATTCTACAAAACGTCTTTGACCATTAGCATCACGCTCTACAACAAATACTTTGTCGTCATCTCTTTTATAATATGCGTCTATGTAACTCATTTAAAAAATACTAGATAGTTGCCAATGCAATTCATTAATGTAAACCAAATGGCCAAAACAGTTATCCATAGGTTTCTTCGTCGATAAGCAGAATAGGCCATTGTGCTAGATCCTATCAAATAAACAGGAAAAACCAAATTCATTTGTGGATGTGGGCTAGTGAATGTTAGAACTAAGGAACCAAGTACAGTGAATATCAACGAGATCAGCTCATAATAAAATGCCACATGATCTGTTCGATAACTGTTAATCCAAAATTGTCTTATGATACCATACACTAGATTTTGCCTGCTGCTGCCAATATTGAATCTAATAAATCCATATCATCTGCCACAGATTTATAATTGTCTTTATGAGCAATCGTTATGGCTTTGTTCAACATAGCTGGTTTAAGTTCTAGTTCTTCAGCCAATGCTTTTACTGTGTCTCGTAGTCCTGCTTTGAGATCATCTACTTCTCCCAATACCTGTGATCCTTCTTTGATCAGTTGTATTAGTTTGGTTTTTTCTGCTTCATTAAAATTTTTTCCTGACATTTTTTCTCCTTTATGATTGTTATTATGTATTATATAACTTCGAAACGATTAAAGCAATTACTTTTTATTAGTAATAGTAGACCAATTGGATTCAAACCAAGTTCTTACATTACCTTGAATTGCTTCTGGTAAGATCAACTCGCCTGATGTTTTAGAATAACCGATGCCTTCTAAAACAGTCTTTATTGCTTCATTTTTGGTAATTTTTTTCTTCTCTGCTGATTTTAGCACTTCGTAGTAGTCCGGTCTTTCATTTAGGTGGTCTAATGCAATCTCTATGGCTACTTCAAACTGATCGGTATGTTCTTTTTCTACTCGTATGCCAGCTCGTAATTGATCTAAAATATACTCTGTGGACTTGTTAAATTTTTTTGCAATGTCTTGAATAGTAGGAGTAGGCTTATCTAATATTTCTGATTCTCCCATCATATGCACAGGATCTTTTATAAAATCTTTAGTTCTTTTTAATCCTCTTGAACCTGCACTGATTGGTCTTTCTATTTGTGCATCCACATCCACAGTACCATGGTCTTTTAGACGCAACATATCATCTAGGTATTGTTTGTATGAAAAAATAGGTAGTTGACTCATTTACCTATCCTCATGATTATTTTTTATTTTCGGAAAGTTCGTCTTTGTATTCTAAGCTCTCGTCAACCATGTCTCCTAGAGCGTTCATAACTGCTTCAGGTTGAGCCATTGTGTTTATAGAAACTGATGAAAAATCTGCTTCACTGGGTTGAACTTCTGCTTCTATACCAGCATTCTTTAAAACATTTTTAACAGCAGCAGCATCATTGTCTGATGTTGGACGATCTCTGTCAAAATCTCCTGATAATCTTAAGTCAAATTTTCTTGCTTCTGTTTGTCCTTGAAATCCAGCAGCTTCATCTGTAGTTTCTTCTTTAGGTTCTGCTTTTTCTTGTTTGGGTTCTTCAGCAACTGCTTCTACTTCTGGTTGTTTCTCTTGAACCACTTCTGCTTTTTCTTGAGCTACTTTTTCTTTTTCTGCAATAACTGCTTGTTCTAATTTTTCTGCGTCAGCGATAATCTCTTTAGTTTCTTCAGTTTTAACAAGAATGTTTGATGATTCTTCATTGTAGATTGCTTCATTGTCTGAAATACTGTTGTATAATTCAACCAATGCTGACTCATCGCATGACTTGATATACTCTTGAATATCTTTTTGTACCACTTCTCTGAATGTGTTTGCATCATAGGTTTGTTCTTGTTTTTGTTCTGCTTTTAATTCTGCTAATTTAGCTTCTAATTCAGCAATCTTATCCAGTCTATTACTTACTTTTTTTGCTTCTTTGATGATTTTTCCTGAAATAGATTTGTCTGATTCTTCTATAGCTTTTGTAATATCGCTCTTCTCACTAGTGATTGATTCAATTAATTTTTCTGCATCAGGTGAAATTTTTGTAGGTTCTCGAAATTCTTTAATACCGGCTAACTTTGCAATATCTGCTAATGATATCTGTCTATCATCTAGTACTCTTGGTTCTTTTTTAGCTGCTTCTAATAATTCCTGTCTCTCTTGCTCAGGAGTGGTATTGCTCATTTCATTCAAGCGTTTAATTAGATCTGCGAACCCGTCGTTGTATGTTTTACGTGCCATATGAAGTATTTATTAAAAGCTCTATTATAATAATATATTATTATTTGAGTTGGTTTGCAAGTTTTTCGGCTAATTTAGACTCGTATTTCACGCAATTATCCACTCGTTTGCCACCCTTCATCTTGGTGCCCATGCGTCGATAACCTTTCCAACATGCCTTGCCATCCAATCCTTTTTGTTTCTCTTCTCCCACTAAATCACCTGCTCTTGCTGGTCTCGTCATCTTGCCGGTCAAATGTGCTGTTGGTCCTAACTTGTGTTTATCGCTGCCTGCGAATGCGCTCTTAGGCATCATGGATTCTTTATTTTTGTTGTAGTCTTTAATGGGAGACATGATTTTGCCCATAATTCTGTCTTTAAAACTCTCGTTTTCTTTTTTATAGTCTGAGGGCATAAATTTAGAATATCTGTCCTGCATATTTTTTACCGTGTTTAAGCTCTGTCCTGAATTTAAACTTATTTTTGCTGTTTCTATGTCTTGCTTGATATTCTGTATCATCTGTCGATCGCCTTTTTGGTTAGCAACGTCTAATGCCTTGTTCATAGCCTGAATCACTGGCACGCTGTTGTCCATGGCGTTATTAATTGATCCAATGCCTGCCACACTGCCTACGATAATACCAGCAGCAGCAATTCTTTGTAACCAATCTTTTAAACCTTCATCTAGTTCTGTGCTTTCAAAATGTTTGGAATAAGGATTTCTTTTAGCAAATTCTCTGCCGTATCTAAATTCTTGACCCTGTGCTAATTCTTTAGCTGAAAAACCTGGACGGATAACTCCAGCAGCATGTTGTTTAGCAAAATCTTCTTTATTCTTAAAATATGCTCGTATCTCATCTGGAGACATACTGTCCAATTTAGCTTTGATCTTGACCATAGATGATGGCATTCTAGAACCTGCTTCGTCGGTCTTTCTATTTTCTTTAGCGTAATCTTTTTCAAACTGATGTACTCTTTTCTTTAATATATTCAGCATACCAGGTTTGGTCTCTATGTCATCCACTGGTGTTTCTGTGGCTAGTATCTCGTCGATATTTTTTTTTACTATTTCAGCATGCTTACCGTGTAGATCACCTATCTCTTCTCTGTAGGGATTTAATATTTGATAGTCTTCGTAATGATAAACTGCATCCAGCATGTCCACTGCTCGATTCATTTTAGTCTGTACCCAGCCTTCGATATCATCGCCAGGCTGCACTATGGAAGCAATCTGTAGAGCATATTTGGCAGTGGCGTACAACTGTGATTTTGACATGTGTCCTTCGCCAGCGTCTTCTGAATATGTTTGTCCTTCTAGGTAATGTGCAACAGATGCAATATAACCTGATGCTAGATCAATTTTTTTAGCCACCCATGATTCCATTTCTTGATCGTTGCTTAATAAGTTGTGAATTTTTATTGCGTATTTGCCTACTCTTATAGCCTGTTTAAGGAACATACTGGCTTCGTATGTGTCTGGCTGTACTGGTACATTTAATTCATTAATACGCATGTGCTTATTTATTCTGTTTCGCAACAGTCGCAATTGCAATTGCGGCACACTTCTATGGTCCACTCACGCACTGTTTTATCATTAATAGTCTCTCGCTCTTTTCTCTTAAGAATTTTTTTACAGTGTTTAGATCCACCACAGTTGCGGCAATAGGGTTTTTCTTTCATTATCTTTTCACCAGTGGCCCACCAAATAGACTAGTGCCTGTTAATTCGTGTGCACCTTTAGCAGTGCCATCGGAATTCTTTGGCATATATGCTTTGGGCACTCGTGGTGCTCGCTTGCCTGATTTTCCTGGTGTGCCTGTGTAACTAGTCTTAAATCTATCAGGTCCTATAGCGATATGCGGGGATACCACAGCAGCAATACTGCCTGAAGCTGTGGCTCCTGCTGATGCTGTTTCTCTAATTAATACCTCTTTAATTTTCATAATAATATAACTATTTATGAAATTTTTATGCTACTAATTTATTAGGTGTAAAAAATCCATATTTTTTATATACTTCACAGCTAAAAAATCCAGATCCTCCTATGGTTTTATGTGCTATGTCCTCTATACACTTATTATCTTTATTAAACCATTTTGTAGAAGGAACTAAATTATACATTTTAGATTCTGCATGATTTTTTTTTAAATCTAATATTCCACTTTTAATTTTTTCTAATACCCATTCATAATTATCTGTAGGAAAAAGACAAAAAGTATGAAATTTTAAAAGAGTAGATTTGGTCATAAATCCATTATTGTAATTATTATCACTATTTTTAATCATTAATTTTATATTATTTTCTAAAGGAAAATTGCGCAGATTAACTTGATAAAATTTTAACTGAGGTAAGTTGACAGATTCATTAAAATTAAATGATTCTATGTTAAATTCATCTATAAAAATATTATCAAAAAAAATTCTAATATTTGGTTTATGTTTAAAAATACTACAAAAAAATCCTAAAGCTAAAATATGAATCATTTTTTTTGATACTTATTTTTTCTTGCCTTGGCGCATGTTGATTTGCCAGTGTGCCAGTTGTTTCTTGCGTGCGGATGCTGTTTTAGAACTGCGTATCCGTTTCAGTTGTGCGATGGTAGCACCCTTGGGTATGCCTGCTCGTTTGGAATCACCAGGTCTGCCTGGACCTTTGCCATCAGCAAAGTTTTCTGTTACTTCTCGGATCTTCATTTTTTAAGAGTGCTTCGCAACATCCAAGCATGTTTGCTGTGAGCATCAATTCTTTCAGCAATAAAATTGCCAAACCCGTGCAAGTGATTTGCTTCTAGCATATCAAAAGCAGCACCAAGACTCTTTAATACTTTTTCATTACTGTCTAATAAGTTTTGATACATTTTTTCAGCAACAGGTATTTCATCTGATTGTTGTACCGTGGCTAGTTCTCGTAATCGATCAAACACTCCCGGAGCATAGGTACTCATAGATCTTAATTCTTCTGCAAATTGATCAATTGATCCAAATACTTCTTCGTATATCTTGCCCAGTAATTCGTGATCCTGTGAGAAGTTTCTGCCTTCCACATTCCAATGATAATAGTGTGCTTGAAGATAGAACATAAAAGTATCTGCGAAAGCCTGCTTTGCAATTTTACCAATTTCTGGAGTCATAGTCTATTACTTATCGGTTTTCTTGTGTGTATTTAATTAAAAATCCAAGAGTTTAAAAAAATATCTACATCTTTTAACTGCAATGTTCTATGTATATCTTGCGATTTTATCTCATTTTTTAGCATCTGATGCATATTTTTATCATAATTGTCTTCGCTGTATTTTCTAATCAGTGATTCTACATTTAATCTAAATTGATGTGCATGCCAATGCTCTATTTGAAATTTTTTTAATTTTATTAAATTATCAATATATCTTTGTCGTTGATTGGTTGGTACAGCCATATGTGTCCATATATCTCCAAGTACAGGAGATAAACTAATACTATTGGTATATTGGTGCATCCACTCGACAGTCCTATGTATATCATGCACAGTTATATTAGAAGCAACTAAATTAAACATAATAGAGATATTGTTATTTTGACAAAACTTTATATTTTCTTTAAATTTATTCCATTCGAGCGGATATCTAATGTAAGATCCTAATGTTTCTATAGCATCACAAGATACTGTTACAGTAAAATTTTTAAATAATGGTATAATTTTTTTCCATTCTATAGGTAGATTTTTTAAATTTGTATTAATAACTATTTCACACTCCGGATTTACAATTAATAAATCATTTAAAAATTCCAAATAAGATGTGTTATATGTAGGTTCTCCACCGGCCATATAAACTTTTTTTAAACTTTTTTTATTGTATTTGTTTAGATTATACTTAGGGTTTGTTAATTTTATTCCTCTTTCTTTAGCCCATAATGTGCTAGCGCCTGGACCACATGTTTTACATTTTAAATTACAAGTAGGGTCATTTCTTACATCTATATATTGTATATCTATTTCATTTATTTTAGGTTCTTTAAATTTATTGATCCATTTTATTGTTTCTCTTATCCTAGGACTACTTTCTCCTTGTTTTTCTTGGTCATAACATCTATTACAAACAGTTGGTTGTTGTCCTTGCAACATCTGTTGCCTAATATTATTTAAACTGTCATTTGCAGATAGCGGTGATCCATAACAACAAGGTTTTTGTTGACCACTGAGATCTAGATGCTCGTGTACCCATGGCAATACGCAAATCGCTTTATTATTATGTGTATTAAACATTATTGATTATTTTTTACGAGGCATAGGATTTTCTCCTGTGAGATACGGTCTTGCAAACCATAATTTAAACCATTCTTGTGTGCCTGGTTGTATATTGTGTTTTCTCTGATATTCAGCTTTTTCTGTAGCAGAATAAGATACATTTTCTCCCACACTGGGATTGTGTTCTGCTGTGTTACTAATACCTGCTAATCTTCGTAGATGTTCCAGGTCCATATGTATTAAGAGGAAAATACTTCCAATGCGTGATTATAATGTTTGATACGATCTTCTAAGCCAATGGTACCACCGTTGATTCTTTTGGTCATGGTTAAAATATCTCCTGCATCAGCATACTGATTTAGATTGTTGGTCTTCCAAAACCAGCAAGCAGACTTTACTGCACCTTGAAAAGTTTCCAACAGTGCGGGCACTTCTTCCACTGCCGTGCCAATACTTTCAGCAAATTTTGTGTAATTGTTACGACCTGTTAATTGTATTAATCCTCTGCCGCAATATCTGAATCCATCACCTGATGATTCATCACCATTGCCCATTCTGCCACCGTAAACTCGATTGGCAATCTGCTCTTGTTTGTGTGCATATTCTTGTGCTAATTCGTCTGTGGGGAAATATTTTGGGAATACTCGTCTCAGACTCTCCCATTTGTAGTTTAAATTCTCTTTCAATCTTTTAAATCCACCACTCTCATGGTTACACTGTGCTAGAAATGCTGCTACTCTTTCAGGAGTATTAATCTCATATTCAGGTAGTACATTTGATAGTGCTTCATACCAACCATCCAGATCAGGATTATTACCAATTATAGATGACAATTGTTCTTTAGTGAAAGTAAATGACATGTGTTATTTTTTATTTTCTTTATTTTGTTCTTGGGCTTGTGCTTTGATTTCAGCCGCAGTATATTGCAATTTGCCACCATAGCTTAGACTGGATGCTCCTATAGCAATGCCTGGTTCTAATTTTTCAATCTTGCCACCTTTGGCTAGGAATTCTTGCATCATACGATCTTTTTCATCTTGTGTTGTTTTAATTTCTGCTTGAATTTCAGCGTCTGATCTATAATCTCTTCTAATATCAATTACCATTTTTTTCTCCGTAGTTTTTTAAACCTTGTTCTATTTTACTTAGTGAATCTTTGTTGGCCTGATACAAAATTCCGTATCCACCTTTGCTTTCCCAATTCTGTATGTTGACTGGACGATCATCAATTAATATATTAGGTGTACCGTTAGTTGTAGCAAGTTTTTCTTTTCTTCCTGTTACTATGGTTTCATCTGGTTGTTCTATGTTTTGATTAATCCAAATCTTTTTCCATTTGGCAGAATTATCATGATCTCCTCGCAAGGGAGATGTTAATATAGAAAATCTTCCGCCTGTAAATTTTTTAATCATGCCAATTAGTGGATCTGCTGTGGGGAATTTGGGTAGAGTTTCAAAAAAGTTAGTGCCTGTGATTCTATCGATCACATCTTGTCGTAGATCTTTGGTTTTATCAGATGCTAATTGTTTCCAATGACTTACTCCATAGAGTTTTTCCACTCCACCGAAGAAGTCAGCCAGCACCCCATCCATGTCTAGGTAAACTACAGGTTTACCATTTGTTTGCTCAGTCATTGCTTCATTATACAACTTTTCCGTGTTTGTTGCAACCTGCTCTTTAATGCCTATAGATTTTCTTAATTCTGTATATAATTCAGCACCGAATTTAGGATTTACCATACTCATAAAACTCTTCTGATCTCCTGCTGCCGCGGCTGCTCGAGCACCACTGGCACTGATACCACCGATACCTTCCACATCTGGATCTCTCTCTCCTGAGCTTATAACATCTATACTGTCAAACTCAAAAGGTATGTTGCCTTTCTTATCAGGCTTCTTATTATACTGATTTAGGAATGTTCGAAATTCATTCACTCGATCTGAACCTGCTACCATAGTGATATTTCTATAACCACGGTTCATTAATTCTTGTAATAATTGTACAATAGTTTTTACAGTGTCGTCACCGTTAAAGTTTACACCTGTATAAGTTTTTTGAAGATAACTTAATTTGTATTGGAATGACAGTGGATCTGTTTTGGGTTTTTGTGTTGAACTGATGAATATGGTATGGTCAGCACCTTTAGACTTGGCAGTATTGATCACTGTTTGAAATACAGCTTCATGTCCTAGTGTTGGTGGATTGTATCTTCCAAAAGCAAAAACGACAGAATCGTTTTTAGCTTCAAATAGTTCCTTTAGCCACATCGTACTCACCCTTTTTTATATTTTCAAATTCTCTGTCAGCAAGTACTTGTGCCACTTTGTTTCTAGTTTCTTTTGGAAAGAAATCTTTAATATCTTCAGCCGGCTTGCCGAACTCTTTTGTATAGGCCATAGCAGCATCGTTGACCAGTAGGTTCCATTTTTTAATTGCATTGTCGTGATTGTATGTATTATTTTTTAATGACTGATTTAGCTGATATACTAAAGGCATAAAGTTTTTTCTATACAAATCTTCATTATTGTTAATATAAAGATCTAATTCATTGACTGCATCAATGCTAGCTTCTGATATAAATTGATGAGCTCTTACCATTTTTTACAACTCCAATATCTTGCTTTGGTTTTTGGACCTGGGTTGGCACAATTGTGTCTTGCTCTAAATGATTTTCTTCTTGCTGGATTGGATTTTTTAATACTCATAGTCTTCTGTCCTAATTTTTTAGCACTAGTTCCACCGTGTCCAAAATTAACTTTTTTAATATTGCCGGTTGATGGGTTCTTAACATATACTTTAAACTTTTTAACATCGCCTCTAGAGGGCTTGTTTAAAGACACTTTGCGTCCTCGATATGTTGCTTCTATAAATTCGTGTGCTCGCATACCCTGTATTTAGCTAATACAGGTTCTCTAAAAGCCACATGTAAAAAGGAGAAGTAAAACTTAATTCCCAACGTCCATTATGGCCCATGGAAGTAACATTTTTAAAAGATACAGGCAGTTCTTTGCCTGCTTGTTTTTGCTCACTTGCCCATAGTTCTGGATATTGTGGGTAATATACACCTTCATAAACCAATCCACCCAAATCAATTTCATCAATTTCGATAGATTTTATAAACAATAACTGATCTTTTATAATTTGATTGTTATCTACTATAGTTTGAGAATCATCTTTATTGGTTCTATGGATAACGAATTTGTATTCTTGTCCCTCTTCTAATTCGTGATAAATTTCTATTACATTAGGATTTTGTTCTGTACCAGTAATTTCTTGTTTGAATTTACTTTGATCTCCGATTATGATTTCTGCTATAGGTGGTTTATCCCAGTATTGAGCATACAGTTGTATTTTAAATTTTAAATTTTCAGTCGTCATATTTAAACTCTAATCCTGCTTTGGTTCCTACGTATGGTTTATTTAAATCAGTACGGTGCATCTCTATGGTCATTGTGGTTCCTTCTACAGCCACTTTCATATACTTGTCTGTGCGGCTTAAAACATCGGCTTGTTTAGTTTTACCATTGTCTATACAAGTTATTTCTATCTGTTCCATTTATTTCTTATTAATTATATCCGGAGTTAACATGTCTACAGTATTCACTATAGTCTTGCCTGCATATACCACTGCTGATCCTGTAACATCTACTACTGCTACTGTAGTAGAACAAGCATTTAAAAATAACAAAGCAATAATAATGGATAAAATTTTATTCATGAATATATTCATTTATTGAATTATTTAATTTTTGTCGATCTTCAAATTCTTCTTGTCTTTTCTTTGCTATAGCATCTCTAATTTTATCGCTTTCCGCCTGCTTCTTACGAATTTCTAGAGGATCATCTATTTCTTTAATAGAGATTAGTTTAGCACCCATAAAGTTTTTTATTCTATTAACAGCATCTTGTTTGGTATCTGAATAGAACCAAGATTTTAATTCTTCGCCACTCTCCAGTACACAATTAAATTGCCATGCCTTATTCACACTGCTATCGCTCATTGAGTCAATAATCCCATTAGATACAATCCTGCTAGAAAACACATCAAACAGGTAGTGAATACGTAAGCTCTTTTTTGAACCGAATAACCATTTTGTTTTAAGACGTGTAAATGAATCTCCATAGTCTCGGGAGTCACTTTTACATCCACATATTCTATTTGATCTATATCTTTATCATTCATACTACAAGTATACAGTAGATACGGTAGAAGTCAACGAGTTGATCTTACATAAAAGTATTTAAAATCAAAGACTTAAATTGTGATCTCTAGTGATTGTAAAGGATTTTTGTAACTGATGAACTAGCAGTGGTCCAATTGTAGCATTTGGCTCGCACCCAAACAAAATTGCCAGTGAAATTATATGAAGACACTGAGGTACTAGTATCCGCGGTGAAAGTGGTATCTGCAATATCAAACCAATCATCTTCTGTAGGGGTAGTTGCTAGACTGCCTTGCATCTTAATACTGCCATTGAAATTGTTGGCTGCTGTTACAGATCCTGCTGACACATGATATGCCACAGTGTGAACACCATCTATCTGTGAATAATATCCATCGCCTTGATATTTTGCTGTTACAAATCCTACATGTGCCAAAGATACTGAAGCACCTGCTGATTCTGTAGTCACTGTCTCTTCTACAATAATGTAGGAGCCATTAGTGGCTACACTTTTAACTGTGAATGTGTTGTTGTTGTTAGCAGAACCAGATACTGTGATCAAATCGTACTGTGCATAATTCCCTAAACTGTGAGTAGTGGTGTTGCTGGAATTTATTTTGTACTCTGTGCCAGTTTGTGAGAAACTGATCACTGTGCCTGTTATTGTGGCTTTGTGTGATGCCGCGCTTCGTATTGTTGTGCTTGACTGTGCCATGGCAGTTATTTATGGCGTTTTTCTTTCTTGAATCTGGATGTTTTTGGTCCTAGGTTATACACAGCAGCTAGGTCCTGTGGTCGCATACCGTCTATAGTAATGATGTCATAATACATGATTTTCCTGTAGGGCACTTCTGCTGTGTAATCAAACTCTTCATCTGCAATACAGTAATCATTGTGCAACTCTTTAATACGCATAGCAGCACGCACCTGTATAGGTGTACCCATATGATGTTTGTCAATTATGGTTTCTACCATGGTACCTATTTTGAATATATTCTTCTCTTTTAGTTTTAATATAACTTCTATCATTTGTTTACCTTTACAAAACGCATTACTTTTTGAATAATTTCTGGAGCAATCATATATAATGGGACTAGCATTTTTTCATCTCGAACATAAAAATATCCTTGCCATCCATATGGTGTTGAACCATTAAAATACTCTTCTAACGGTTTACTAGATATATGACAAGTATCGGGATTTTGAGACAGATATCTATATAGATTTTCTCGTTGATTTTGTTTTAATATTCTATGCATATTCTTTTTAAGATGCACTTGATATTTAAATTTTCCATGTGGTAGCCTTTTACATAAAACTGAGTTTTGATCTAATAAATGAGTTTGATTGTTAGGCACAGAATCAGCATTAGACCATTCTTCCCAGAATGTGGATATTATCTCTTTGGCCATTTGATCATCTGTATAAAATAAAGTATTAACATGCTGTATTCTAAACTTTATATCTTTTCTATTTTTTAAGATAAACAAAGCAAGTTTTTTTATTTTGTCAGCATTTTTATGAAAATACATCCAGTGTGTATTACCTTGTGGCCATGTATCTTTATATTCTTTTTCACCATATGATGCAATAGATTGCAAATGCTGATCTGTTGTGGGATATAGATAACAAGCCCATGGCATACGAAATACCACTTTATTAGTGTACCGGCCGAAATATAATCTGTTATGATGTTTTCGCATCAACTGATTGTGTTTGAGTATTTGCTTCTGCCTGCGACTTTTTATATTCTAATTCTATTTTTTCATCTTTGATTGTTACTTCAACTCTGCCGCCATCCAACAGATCCCCGAACAGTATCATCTTGGACAGGGGCTTCTTGATCTCGTCATCTATTATCCTTGCTAGAGGACGAGCACCCAGTTTATCATCAAAGCCTTTTTTAACTAGATATTCTATAGCTTCTTCGGAAGCATTCACTTCCACACGTTTTTCCAATGTCATTGTGTTCAATTCTAATAGGAATTTACTTACAATTTTCTTCATAACGTCTTTTTCTAGTTTTCTAAATTTAATCACAGCATCTAACCTGTTACGAAATTCTGG